GTCCCTCGCTGATCTTGTTGCACGGATGGGATGCTACGCTCGACAAACTCACAGGAACAGATCGATCCATTGATTGGTCAATTCGGAAGGTTGCATAACATGGCCGAATATAAAGAAGTAGCGATTACCGGCACACGCTGGACACGCACTAACAAAATCGTAATCAGCATTGATGCTCTTGGAGCGGCGGCGGTGCGGTTTTATGAGGAACAAATAACTACTCTGAGCGACGGGACCACAACTAACCGTCCTACTGAGACACTTCCTTCTGACATTGATGCCGGGCTTGTGGCTAGTCTAATTGCAAAGTACAGACAAGTTGCGGAAGACCGCGATAATAGACCGCCTCCTGTTGAGGTCGTTACGCCAGAGTGAGTTGGTTATTCCAACCACTTTTACCAGCATCTGCTGATCTACAAGCATCGGCAAGTGGATCCCTTGACGTACTTGCCACACGCGATGCGTTAACCCTAGCGGAACACGTAGCTACTGTTGGTCTTTCAAAGAACGTAGCGGGTAGCACGGATGCTCTTGTACTTGCGGAGCACTCTGCGACAGTAGGAGTAGGTGGTACTCTTAACGTACAAGCTTCCCGTGACTCTTTAACGCTTGTAGAACACAAGGCTACTGTAGTAGGCGGAAGTGCTCCTGTTGTTCTATCGAAAGCAGGCGGATACGAGTGGCACGAAAGCGACTACAAGTTACGCGCCAGATTGCGCAAGCTAGCTCTTAGACAAGCTCATTTTGAAGACGAAGAAGAAACGTTAGCTATTTTACTAGCTAGCTTAATGAGAGGCTAGTAGCCTGTGACATCAGATAAATACTACGAGAACTACTTTGATCTCTTCGTGCACAGCGGATGGAAACAGTACGTAGAAGAAGCAGAGGACTCCCTAAAGAGTCTGAATTTAGAACATTGCAAAGACTGGGATTCGTTCCTAGTAATGAAAACTAAGATTGGTTTATTAAAGTCTATAGTTCAATTCGAGTACTTAATAGGGCAATCACAAAAGTTGATTGCAGACAACACAAACACTGACGAGAGTACCGATACTAATGATTCTATATAGGTACAATTGCACGGAACACGGTGAATTTGAAGCCTTTAACACAATAGAGAATCGAGCCCTCAAGGCTTGCCCTAAATGTGCTAAAGACACTCAGTACATGGTATCTAGTCCGCGAATCAAGCTAGAGGGGATTACTGGACACTTCCCAACAGCTTACGATCGCTTTACTAGGATCCATGAAAAAGAAGCTCTAAGAGAACCTAAAGAAGAATACTAACCGCTAGGTCTTAGAGAGTACAGCCATAATCCCGAAAGGGGACGGTAAAGGACGGTAAACAAAGATGACGCAAGAGACTTTAGTTGACGTAGAACAGTTGACTCCAAACTCAGACAGTTTATTTGATGAACTAAAATCTGAAGGAGAAGCCCCGCAAGAGGCTGAACAACTAGAACAATATAACGTACCATCTAAATTCAAAGGTAAACCCGTAAGTGATATTCTAAAGTCATACGAGGAACTAGAGAAGCAATTTGGTAAGCAAGGTCAAGAACTAGGTGACATTCGCCGCCTAGCTGACGAGATGATGAAACGTCAACTGAATTCAGAGAACCCGAACTCGGACAACTCTAACTCGCGTTGGAACACTGAACAAGAGAACGATATCCTCTCGCAAGAGCCCTCCAAGATAGTAGACCGTATAGTTGAACAGAAACTAGCGCCTGCACTCAAGGAGATACAAGAGTACAAGAAAGACAAGATGACTGTTAAATTACAGGACAGTCACCCTGATTTCTTAGACATTGTAAAGGATTTAGAATTTCAGGAGTGGGTAAAGACTAGCCGGATACGCTTAGAGTTATTCAACCTAGCGGACCAAAGCTACGATTACAGCGCAGCAGATGAACTTTTCGCAGTTTGGAAAGAGCGAAAAGGCATCAAGCCTAAGTCTAAAGAAGATACTAAAGCCCAGAACGAATCCTTCAATAACGCTACTATGGAAACTGGTACCGCTGAAGAACGTAGCCCGGGCAAAAAGTATCGTCGAGTGGACCTAATGGACCTTAAGCTGCGCAACCCAGAGCGCTACGAAGCGCTACAACCTGAGATTCTCCGGGCTTACGCAGAGGGTAGAGTAGTTTAATACCCTTTACACTTTCGGAGATTAAGATACATCATGGCTACTTCAACTTATCCTACAGTTACTCAAGGCGTTGGCCTTACCCGCGCTGGTGGTGGTACTACAACTGCCCCACGCGGTGACTTCATTCCCCAGCTTTGGTCGGATGAAATTCTATCGACATACAAGAGTAATCTTGTAATTGCTAACCTAGTATCGAAGATGAATCACCAAGGCAAGAAAGGTGACTCAATTAACATTCCGTCGCCAGTCCGTGGGAATGCTTTTGATAAAGCAACGCTAACTGGCGTTACGCTACAGAACAACAATGAAGGTAGTGTGCAGGTACTCATTGACAAGCACAAAGAGTACAGCCGTCTAATCGAAGATATCGTTGGCGTGCAGGCTCTAAGCACTCTTCGAAGCTTCTACATTAACGATGCTGGCTACGCTATTGCTACTCGGGTAGAGCGCGATCTTTCCCTTCTATGGCACTACCTAAATGCTGGTGCAACATCCCCCGCTGTCGCTACCCTATTCGAAAAGGCTGTTATTGGTAGTGATGGTGTCACCGTGTTCGATGGTACAGCAGGGTCAGGAGTGGGTAACGGTACGGCTCTGACCGACATCGGTATTCGTACTATGATGCAGACGCTTGATGATAACGACGTTCCAATGAGTGAGCGAGTTATTATCCTTCCGCCGGTGGAAAAGAAGAATCTTCTCGGTATAGCTAGGTACACTGAGCAAGCTTTCATAGGTGAGAGTGGTGGTGGCAATTCAATCCGTAACGGCCTAATCGGTAACGTTTACGGTATGGGTATCTACGTTACTACTAATTGCCCGGTTATCCATGTTTCTTCAGCCTCTAGCACGCAGCTAGTTAACTTCAGCACTACAGCCCTAAGCGCAGCCGGTCAGGTGGGAGAAATTATTACTACCGCTGTTGACTTCAGCTCAGGTACTGATACCCGTTATCGAGTTGGTTGCATGCTGCACAAGTCTGCTCTTGTGTACGTCGAACAGATGTCTGTTCGTACTCAGACTCAGTACAAGCAAGAGTATCTTGCGGACCTCATGACCGCTGATATTGTCTACGGTGTATCGCGTTTGCGTGACGGTGGTTCAGAGACTAACTCACTAGCTTCGGCTGGCCTAGCCTTCGCAGTGCCTGTGTAATAGCCACGAAACGGAGGGAGGAAACTCCCTCCTTTTCTTTACTAGAAAGAAATAAAGGATAAAGTATTATGCCTAATACACTAGGTACTCCGGTTGTACGGCGCGAACGGAGTCAGTTTCAAGGCTTGTTCTCCGTTATGTGGAACGTAAAAGTCACTATCACTGACCAAGACGCTATTGCTTTAAATGACACTCTACGGTTCCCTGTGACTGTTCCCGGCGTAGTGCTTGGGGATGTGGTTTTTGCATACAGTATTACTAACGATCTCTCAGATGGTACAGATCAACTTGTTATGGGTGTTTACGTTACAGCAGCCGATACAGTTAACATACAGTTTACCGCTGACGTTGCTGCGTACGCAATTGATGACCTAAACGACGCTGTTGTTAAATTCATAATCGGCCGTCCTACTTGGTAAAACATATGATAATTCGAATCCTTGATACAGATAAATTCGACCACTTGCAGGACACGTGCAGATTCTACGGAATAAAGTTTGAGATACTTCAGGAAGACGAGTTAAACAAGTATGGCAATAACATTCTTGAAAGCAGTGAACAGAGTCCTAGTGAAGCTCCGGGAGAGCCAGCTAACAACTCTAGCGGCCGCAAGCGCCTATCCCTCTCTAATAGCAGCGTTCATCAATGAATCTAAAGAAGAAGTAGAAACCGCTTGGCAGTGGACGTACCTTCGTACGTCTATTGATATAACTACTGTAGCGAATACGTCTACGTATGCGATTACAGGTGCAGGGGAAGAGTTCATCATTGATAGTGTCTGGGACGTATCCAGAGCTAATCAACTGAATGGACCTTCCCCTAACTTCTATGTGGACAGAGCTTTAATTACTACGTCTCTACAGAGTGCGTCTAGTGCGTGCTGGGTGGATGTTCTTGGCTTCGATGCTAACGGAGATCCCACAATACGGATCACACCAACACCTAGCGCTAACGGAGTTATAATACGTGTCTTTGGACGTAAGAAGCAAGCGTACTTAGAAACCTCTACGGATTCCTCAGTACTCCTTGTCCTTCCTTGGAAGCCTGTAGTGTATGGGGCGTACGTTAAAGCGCTCAGCGAGCGCGGGGAAGACGGTGGAATTCTTTACGATGAAGCTTCCCGTACCTACGAGAGAGCTTTAGCGGACTCCATAGCGCTTGA